TCCGTGACAGTAGCATGGCTATGGATGAGGCCGTGCCGTTGTTCAACGGTGACAAAGAGATAAGTTTCCCAGCCGGGTATGAGAACGATGCTAGGGTGGTGGTGAGACAATCTCAACCATTGCCTATGACGGTGTTAGCTATTATGAGAAGGTCAAATACATTCGATGCTTGAGGTGGTTAAATTTAACGCGGATCATGTCGCTAGGATAGAAACAAACTTTGATTTGCCAAAGTCATTCAAAGATGCGTTCAAGTCAGGTGATACAGTCGATGCGTTTACTGTCATGCAGGGTGACACAGTGGTAGCTATAGGTGGCATACATGTGTTATGGGAAGGCGTTGGAGAAGGATTCTGTATGTTGTCGAAACACGCTGGCAAATGGCAAACGTCAGTGGCGCGATATGCAAAAACGATGTTTGACGGTATAATAGCAAACAATGACTTGCACAGAGTACAGGCAAGCATCAATGAATTAGACCCAGAGGCCATCAGATTTGCAAGATGGCTGGGTTTCAAAGACGAAGGCATGATGCCCAAGTATGGGCCAGATGGCTCAAACTATTATAGGATGTCAATGGTGTTGTAATGAGTACAGAGCTAGCGCAAGGCGGTTCATTATTAGGTGGCTTTTTAGGTTTTAAGGGAAACCAAGCGGCTGCCAAACAAGCAAAAGCAATAGGCGATTTTAATGCAGCAGTTGCAGAGAATGAAGCTATTGTTTTGCGCCGCCGTAAGATTGATGAAGAAGCAAAGATGCGGAGTCAATCAGCTAGACTAATTGCTGCTGCAAATGTAGCTACAGCAAAGTCTGGCATAGAAATGTCTGGCAGTGCGCTTCAAGCTGCTGAAGATTCATATTTTAACACTGAACTTGATGCTCTTAGAATACAATATGCTGGGGATATAGAGGAGACAGCAAAAGCATCAGAGGCTGCGTTGGCAAGAGCAACAGGCCGCGCTAAAGCCTCAGCATATAAGTTAGCCTCTTATCAATCGCTCTTAGAAGGCGGTACGCAAGCCGCAATGCTAGCATAAGGAAAAAAAATGCCTAAAATACCAGTTTATCAGCAGAACGTAGAAATGGCGGCTGGCTCTCTTGGCCCAAGAGCAACGTCTGCATTTGAGGCTCCCGGCAGAGCATTAGCTGGTCTTGGAAAACAAGTGGGTGATACTGCTTTTAAATTTGGCATGATTGAGAGAGACAGAGAGGACAAAAGAGTAAAGCGTGAGGAATACGCAACCGCATTTACTACAGCAAATAATATGATACTTGCTGACACATCAACTAATTTTCAAGACGCTCAAGATAATTTTGAAAACAATGTCCGCAAAAAAATTATGCAAGACATTGACAACAAAGGATATAGCAACAGGCGAACACAAGAAGTTAAAGGGTTTGTTGACAGGCTTTTGCTTGAAAAACAGTTTGAAGCCAAACAAAAAGCTGTCGCAAGAGGAAAGCTAAAATCAGCAGCAGCTTCAGATAGTGCCGTTGATGTGGGCTTGCAAGAATTAAAAGGTGTGAGCCACAACTCTATTCTTTTTCAACCAAAAGTAGATGCTTTAAAGGCTCTTGTTGATGAAAATGCTTTAGTTGGATTGCCAACAAGATATAACCCCGGAAACTTACAAGCATCTATTTCTCGTATTGAGCAAAACAGCAAAAGGACAGGCGTTCAAAATCAAATAGCGTCTGCTACAAATGATGAACAAATAGAGGCGGCTCTTAACAGTCCTGAGTTTAAAGAGTTATCAGCCCCAGAACAAAACACGCTAAGAACTTTAGGCAAAGTAAGGTCAGGTGAAATTGAGTCTTCATTAGTTGCATCTTATGTAAATACAGTTCCTATTGAAAATGTTGGGGATACTGATTTTGATACCGTTGAGGATGTCAGACAAAAAATTGAAGATGGAAGAGGAGGAAAATTTGATGACGCTAATCTTACGGAGCAATGGAAAACACTTGATCGGGAAGTAAAAAATAAAATTGAAGCAGGGTGGCAAGCAAGACTGAACATTGCTCAAACGCAAGTCGATCATAAAAGAAGGGCTAAAGACGCGATTGAAGCAGATGCAAATGAAAAACTTTTTACAGATTTAAAGTCTAAAATCATACAGGACGTGCCTGACCCTGAAATTATTAAAAAATTAAACGAAGCAAATTTTCAAGGTGAAAATGGAGAAAAGTTAAGAGAACAGCTAATAGGCTTGGCTGGTAGACGTGCTAGAGGGGAAATAATAAATGATAGCAACGTCACAGCCCACAGAGAAACGCAGCAAAAAATCTTTATGGGAGAGATTACGGATGTAACGCAGGGTTTTCAACTAACAACTGACACAAATGAGATGCGTTCATCAACTGAGTATCAAAGAAATGATGGTTTAAGTATTCTACAAAGACAAGGTAAAGACTTTGCAGATTCGGATGTTGTGGCTTTTGAACGATATATCCGTGCAGAGGCAAGAATAAATGAGTCAGATGCAAATGCCGAATTTGTCAAAAACATGAAGGCGTTTGATAGGTTTACCAAGAATTACAAAGATAAAATTATAGGCAACCCAAATTTTGCTTCACTAAATTTAAATAGTGATTCTCGGTATTACGATTTTACTAAACAAATGGAAAGCAGATACCTTGACGCGATAGAACGCGGCGACAGTCCTAGAGAGTTGCTTGACCCTAGAAGCCCAAAGTTTCTAATACGCCCTAATGAAAACTTTACTCCTACTAATGCTGAGTTAATGCAAGAAATCACAGACAGCCTCATTGATACTGGAAGTATACCTACTCCCAAGCCACCGCCGCCAATGCCTGCTGGTATGTCATACGCAGACTACTTGCAAACAGATGCCTACAAGGAATATAGAACAGGGCCTGACTACCAACGGTATATTGATTTTATGAGAAGACAGCAGCAATAGTAAGGTTAAGCTAGTATGAGTCTTAATGATGAAATCATTATCATGCAGGGTGCTGGCGTTCCTGACAGTGAGATACAAGCATTTAGGCAAGAAAACATTGCCATAATGTCTGGTGCTGGCATGTCTGCGGAACAGATTGCTGCTGAGTTTGGCAGACCCTCACAATACGCCACACCAACCCCAGCTGTCACAGCCGAGATGCCTTCTGACGAATTGTCGCAATCGGCTTCTGAGTTTGTAGATTCTGAGTTTGGGCAGCCTGTTACCGCAACTAGAGAAATTGAGTCATATTGGCGAAGTGTTTTAAAAGAGGTCAAAGAATGGTCTGTTGGAGAAAAAGCAGAGTGGGGTGAATATTTAGACAGGGGGTTTGGAAAGTCTACCACAAACCTTGTTTTGCAGTACCACACAAAAGGCGAACTAGGTGTGGATGCACAGATGGCATTAAGTCCCGAGCCAGAGGATACAGGCCATTTGGAAAGATGGCTTGAAACAATGTCTATGATTGGCGGTGATATGCCAGTTTTTATCCCAGCCGCTTTAGCTGGCACTGCATCTACTGGCGGCAATGTTTTTGCTGGCGGTTTTGCAGCCGGATTTGTCAATGAGTCTATCAAGTCGATGTATATAGATGCTTTGGAAAGAGGCGAGACAAGTTCTTACAAGGATTGGTGGGATTCTTTTGTTGACCACGGATTTAAAGAAGGCTTGAAGTCGGGGTTGATTTTAGGCACAGGCGCAGCAGCCCCCGGGTGGATTGGCGCAAAAAGCCTAGTTGGTAAATACGCAACACAGTATGCTGCCTTTACAGGCGCAGGGGCATTGATCGAGCAACGTATGCCAACATCAGATGAACTCATAAACACTGGACTGGTTTTAGGTACATTCGGCGCATTTGAGGGTGTGCCAAGGGCAAAGCGGATGTTTATGGAGAGGGCAAAGAAAACAGATAAATCTCCTGTGGAAGTTCTGCAAGAAGTAGAGCTTAACCCTCGCATGAAAGAAGATTTGGCAAGTACAAACCAAGAAAGGTTCCGCGATCCTATTGAGCCAACGGAAGCTATACAACCTTTCAAGGAAGGGTCAAATCCGAAGCGAGAGACACCTGATGTTTTGTATGAGGTTCGTCCAGAGGATTTGATAAACCTAAGAAATTCAGAGGTGATAAACGCAGAAAAATACAACACAGCCAGAGAAAGTGGATTGGAACCAACCGCTGCTGTTGAATTTGCGCGTATTGAAACCGCGCCAAAAGATATTCCCGTATCTGATGCTGTTAATGCTGTTGTAAATAGGGTGGAGTTTGAGGTTCCTAAGAACAGGGAGTCAATGTCTGATGTAAGGTCAAAGTTCACAACAATGTGGATTGACCGTTTGCACCCTGTATTAAAAGCAGTAAGAAATTTTGAGAAAAAGGGCGGTTCATTTGACTCTAAAATGACACCGTATCAGCAAATGAGGCTGCAACCGGGCATGATTGGGCGTGGTATGCACTTCTTGCAGCATGGAACACTTGACTTTGCCACTTTGAAGCCTAACGGCTCAAGTCTTATGAAAATTTTGGAAACTATTAAGACAGACAAAGAAGTCAAAGAGTTTACTGCATTTTCTATTGCAAAACGTGCTGTTGAAAAAGCGGAACAGGGTAAAGAAACTGGCGTTCCATTAGCAGAGGCGCGGGCAACAGTTGTTGAGTTAGCTAACAAAGACAGAGGCAATCAACCTACATTTAACGAAATATTTAGAGAACTAAACGAGTTCCAAAAAAGAAGTGTGCAGTTTTTGGTTGATAGTGGTGTCTTTTCTAAAGAGGCGGCAACCGCAGTATTTGAGGCAAACAGAGATTACGTTCCATTTTATAGGGTAATGGATGAGACCGTGAAGATGGCCTCTGGAAACTTTAGCAAAGCAGTCCGTAACCCTATGAAAAGATTTAAAGGGAGTGAAGCCAAAATACAAGACCCCTTAACTAGCATACACCTCAACACCCTTACTAATGTGGCTATTGCTGAAAGAAACTTGGCGTATGTAAAATTTATTGAGATGGTTGAGAAATTACCAGAGGCGTTCCCAGAAGTGCAAAGGGTAACAAAAGCGAAGGGAACAAAAATAACAAAAGAGGAACTAGAGGCAGCTTTCGACAGCCCGATAAAACCTGAGTTTGCTGATGGAATGACTGTATTTCGCAGAGGCGGTCAAATAGTAAACGAGGCTGCTGGCGAAATAGGAGTGTACCGCAACGGAAAACAAGAGGTCTGGAGTGTAGGGCCAGAAATAGCCACAGCCCTTAAAGATATGAACAGACTGCAATCAAGTCTGTTTATGCGGTTTATAGGGACGCCATCAAGATTGTTACGGGCTGGCGCAACGCTTGCCCCAGACTTTATGGTAAGAAATTTGACTAGAGATGCCTTCACAGCAGGGGTTCTAAGCAATCGTAACTTTGTGCCGATGTATCATAATGCTATGGGTTTTTGGCATATGATAAACAAAACAGAACTGTACAAAGAATGGACATCATCAGGCGCGATGCAATCTATGCTTGTTAGCTTTGATAGAAATTACTTTAAAACAGACATGAAGAAGCAATTAACGTCAGGCACAATGCGTAATGCAATAACCAACCCGTTAGAAGCGTTACGGGCTGCTTCAGAGTTTTTTGAAAGTTCTGGACGTATAGGTCAATATAGTCTTGCTGTCAAAGCATTAAAGAAAAACAAAAAATTAACTGATAGAGATATCATAGAGAAGGCTGGCTTTGAGTCAAGAGACATCACCATAGACTTTTCTAAAATGGGAACCACAATGCAGGGTCTAAATATGATTTCTGCTTTCTTTAATGCCCGTGTTCAAGGTTACGCAAAAATATATGAGGCTTATCAGCAACGTCCATTGCAAACATCAGCTAAAGTTTTTGCTTACATAACCCTGCCAAGCATACTATTGCACATGAAGAATCACGATGACCCTAGATATTTAGACTTACCTCAGTGGCAGAAAGATTTAGCTTGGATTGTAATTGTTGGTGACGGGACTATTGATGAGCCAAACGATTACACTGTTTGGCGCATACCAAAGCCTTTTGAACTAGGCGTTCTTTTTGGCACAGGCGCAGAACGCATGATGGACTTTGCTTATTCCAAAGACCCAGAACATATGCAGCGATTTTTCTTAGAGACCTTTCGAGATGCGGCATTATCGATGGGGCCAATCCCAGATTTTGCTAAACCATTTTATGAGTTTTATGCAAATAAAAACCTATTTAATGACCGAGCGATTGTTCCTCGGGGCGTAGAAGGCGTGTTGCCTGAGTTTGAATATGACAACTATACCAGTGCATCTGCTAAAGTTTTAGGTAAGTTAATTAACGAAATAAGCATATTTACAGACACAGCCGCTGCTAGTCCAGCTAAGATTGATCATCTAATTAAGTCTTGGACTGGAACTTTGGGTAGGTATGCAATAGAAGCCGCCGATAAAGCGTTAGTTAAATCTGGTGCTGTGGTGCAGCCGACTAAACCAGAGCCAACATTAGAGGACTTGCCTGTTATAAGGGCGTTTCTTGTTAGAAAACCATCAGGCAGCGCACAACCTATACAAGATTTCTATAGAGAATACGATAAAATCGGTGGCCGAATGAAAACTATAGAGAAGTTGCAAAAACAAAACCGCATGGAAGACGCTAAACGTGTGTTAAGTCAAACTGACTTACGATTAGTGCCGTTGCTAGGTTACAAGAATAGCATGTCAAATATTAGCAGAACTATTAGACTAATACATGCTGGCCCAGCAACACCAAAAGAAAAGCGTCAGATGATAGACCAGCTTTACCTAACAATGATTGAAATTGCAAAATCAGGATTAAAGTCTCTTGAAACAATGCCAGAATAAGCCAATGCTTTCGCAAACAGATAAAATGCTGTATAAGTACCATAGGAGTGGGGCATGACAGTTAGTAGCACAACAACCAAAAGAAGTGCCAGCGGTGACGGATCTAACGATACGTTTTCGTATAACTTCAAGATATTTGATGATGACGATATTACAGTCATCATTCGTACTGACTCGACAGGCGCAGAAACCACTAAGACTAAAACGACTCACTACACTGTAACAGGTGTTGGAAGTGCTAGTGGTGGCAATGTTGTGTTTACCTCTGGCAACATACCAGCAAGCGGTGAAACAGTTGTGTTACTACGCACAACAGCCAGAACACAGCTTACAGACTATGTGGCTAACGATCCATTCCCAGCAGCTACACATGAAGATGCTTTAGATAAACTGACATTTATTGTGCAAGAATTGGAAGAAGAGATTGGCCGCGCAATCAAACTGTCAAAAACAAATGTGATTGCGACTGCTGAGTTTACAGTTGGCGCAACTGATCGTGCAAACAAAATACTAAGTTTTGATGGCAGTGGTGATCTCACAGTCACTGAGGGCAAGGTTGACTCTGTTACAGTTTCGGCATCTGGTTTGTCTGCTGGGGCCACACCTACAGCGTCAGCCACATACACAGGCGCAACAGGTGCGCTTGCCATAGCATTGGGTATACCTGCTGGCGCAACTGGCGCAACTGGCCCTGCTGGTGGTGGGTTGGCTGAACTTATTGCAGATACAACACCGCAACTTGGCGGTGATTTAGATATGAATGGCAAAGATATTGTCACCGCATCTAATGCTGATATTGAGTTAAATCCAAATGGTACTGGTAAAACGGTTCTTAAAGGCAATACCAATCCCGGCACTATGGTGTTTAACTGTGAAGCAAACACTCATGGTCAAACTGTTAAGGCACAACCGCACTCTGCCAGTGTGACGAATACGCTGACACTGCCGCCGGGCGGCGATGGTGAACTAGTCAGCACTGTGGCAACCCAGACATTGACAAACAAAAGCATAGCAGCGTCACAGCTTACTGGTTTAGCTTCCGCAAATATTGT